CGCCAAGCTGCGTCCCACGGGCGCCAAACCGGACAAGGACGCCGGCGCCGCGCTTGAGGGTGTCAAAATCTGTCATGCGGTGAATTCCTGGGCTGTTGCACGCTGAAAGCCCGGCGACCTTGCGGCTCCGGGCTAAGCGGGGGGTTGTCCCCTATGGCGTGAGGGTTAGCCGTGGCGGGCCTGCCAAGCCTCCAGGCGGGCGATTACCCTGCCTAGGCTGTCGGCCTGGGCGTTGGCGCCGACGCTCTCCAGGCGGCGCATTTCGTGGATGAGTTGGGATTTAATCGGGTTGATGTTTTCTGCGACGGTCGAGGCAACGCCAGCCTTGAGGGCGGCGGCGCTGCTGCGGGGTGAGAGATAGCCGCGCATCAGGCGCCGGCCTTGGCGATCAGGAGCGCCAAGGCGCGGTCCTTGAGGCCATAAGGATCAGGGCGCCCGGCGAGGCCAAGCGCGCTCATGGCGGCGGCAATGGCGATTTCTGGATCGTTGGTTCCGGCAAACCTGAGCATGACGTTTGCCATTTGCTGAATCACGGTGAGGGTGTGGAGGCTCTTAGCGACGGGGGTTTGAGCGGTCGGGAGTGCCATTTTCGAGGGTCCTAGCTTGCGGGTGATCCGCAACGCCTAAGCCCGGCGACCTTGCGGCTCCGGGCTGGCGGCGGGTTCTCCGCGATGGTCGGGCGTCTAGAAATTCCAGGGCCGGGCGTGGTGGTCGGCGGCAAGCTGGCGAGCCTCGCGCTTGTCGGCGCATGGGCGGGTGGCGAGGATTTGCCGGTCGCCATTGTCGATCACGTGAAGCTCAAAGGCGCCGGCGCGGCCTTTGCGCTTCTGGGCCGGGGTGGCGGGGTAGTAGTAGGCGGCGAGTTGGGCGGTGGGCATGTCGGGTAGCTCCTGGCTGTTGATTATTGATACGTCATCATGACGTAGGATGCAAGCTGCCTCTTAGGCGTAGGCGGTCCAGCGGCGCGGGCGCCCGTCCCAGAGGTGAGCCCACGAATAGGAGGTGAGCTTGACGCTGTTGCGCTCGTCTACGCGGCGGGTGAACGCTTCGCCGGTGAAGGCGTCGAGGCGCGGCGTCGAGGTCCCTTGCATGTGCAAGTCCTCGTTGCTGACGCATCCGATTTTGCGAAGCTCGACGGTGCGCGCGCCCTTCAAGGCGGTGACTTGGTAATAATCGACGTTGGTTTGTTCGTATCCCCACGAGGCCACGAGGATATGGCCCACGGTGAGCTTGTGCGGCTGGGCCAGGGCCTCGGCGCGCTCGGCCTTGCGGCTGGCGATCAGGGTTTCCGCTTGGCGGACGTTGTCGAAAAACTCGCGAACGTGGCGCTCGCGGCTGGGTTCGTTGCGGTAGTAGCAATTCCGCGCCGGCTTGACGGCTTTGCCGTTGAACATGACGGCGGACGGGCGTCCGGCGCGGTCGGTGCTGATGTAGGCGACGGCGGACGAGGACTTGTCCTGAACCTTGGTCGCGCCCTTGGGGATGAACATTTCGCGGGTGGTGGGGAAACGCATGTCTGAGGCTCCTAGCGGTGGTCGCCGGCTTCGCCGGCGTTGATTAGTGATACGTCATGGTGACGTACCATGCAAGCGGCAATGTGCGTTTTCCTGAAAATAGTTCGCGGGTTCGGCGCTGGCTGTTGGGTCAAAGTTGGGTCGAGTTGGGCTGGTGTTGGGTCGGTGTTGGGTCGGTGCGCTGCGACCACAACAACGGCCTCTCTGGAGCCCGTTTTTCCTGTGCGCGCGCTCCATCCTGGCCGGCTCCAATCCGCCGCCGGTCCCTCCGCCAGGCGGCGCCCGGTCGCTGCGGTTTGGGGGAACGCATGGTCCCGTGACATGTGAAGTCCCCTCGGCGGAGGGTGATCCGGCGAGCCTTTCCCCCAAACGTTCCCCCCTCGGGCTTGACGCCAGCGGCGAGCGCGTTGAGGGCGCGTCGCATGGTGCGGACCCTGGACCCTGCTCTGATGCCGCGCGACGCGCTGGCCGGCGCGCTCGGCGGCGCGCACGTCGGCGCGACCGGGGGCGGGGGCGCCCGCGACGCCTACCGGGGGGGCGGGGGGGTGTTCACCCGTGGGTCCTCTCCCATATCGCCCGCTCGCGCGTGTACGCGAACGGTGACGCTGCAAGCCGGGGCGCCCGCTCGCGCGTGTACGCGAACGGTCAAGCTGCGACGCCAGCCGACCTTGTTGCACGCGCTCTTGCACGGGAGGGCGTGGTGAACCTGGAGGCGGTGGTGCGGGAGTTGCTGCGGCGCGGTCATCGGGTGACGGCGGCGGAGCGGACCTGGAATGGCGGGGTGGTGGTTGGGTTTGAGATTATGGGGCCGGGCGATCCGCCAACGTGGCTCAAGGCGGTCCAGGCGCCGACGCTGGACCCGGACGCGGTCGAGCGGTCGTTGCGGGCCTGGAAGGACAGTGTGATCCGCGATCTGGCGGAGGACCGGGCCAGTCCGATTGTCCGCCGGATGATTGCGGAGCATGGCCAGGATCGGGTTTTTCGGGCGCTAGGGATGCGGGCCGATGCGTGACGTGCGGACGGAAATCAACGTCGAGGTCGAGGCGGTGGCCTATGCGATTGGCAAGGTGATCGCCCGCAAGGCGCTGGCCGGTGATCCGAAGGGCCGGCGGCTGGATGCGCTGGGCCAGTTGACGGCGATTCACGAGTTGGCGTTGAGCATGATGCGCGAGTTGCCGGAGGAAGCGGCGGCGGCGATTGCGGCGTTGCGTAAGCTGGATGCGGCGCCGGAGCCGGAGGACGCGGCGTGAGCGATCCGGTGACTTTGCCTCAGGCGGTGGCGTTGATGATCCAGATGCGTCGGCGCGGCTGGCCAGTGGTGGGGGCGGATGGGCTCGATGCGGCGCGCATTCAACTGATGCTTGAGGCGCCGGATGGAACGGCGGTGGGCCTGGAGTTTGAGTTGCCGGTGAGTTTAGCGGTGATCCAGGCGCGCGCGGCGATGGCCATGCGGCCATGGCTGGGCGCCAATCGCAACGGCTTTGATCGCACGGGGCAATGCGTGCGCGGCCAGGGGACGCGGGAGTTGGTCCGGTGAACGTCCAGGAGGCGAGTTATTGCAAGGGCGTCGGGATTGCGGACGTGCTGCTGTCGCGCGGGATTCCGGTGATCAAGGTATCGACGGCGGACATGGGGGCGGCGGTGCTGCTGACGTTCCAGCTCCGCAACGCGCCGGGGCGTTATGTGGCGATTGTCCCGGCGGCGGACGCGACGGTCGAGCGGTTCACTGAGCTTTATGAGGCGGTCGCATGAACGTGGTGGCGAATCTGCGAACGGATGGGCCGCTGGCGGTGCGGCTGCTGGTGACGCATGCCGATGATTTTGGGCGGGACCTGATCACGGCGCGCAAAAAGCTGGAGGCGGCGGAGCTTGAGGTTCGCCGGATTGAAAAGGCGCGCGCGGACGTTGCGGAGGCAATCGGGGTTCTCGGGTTCACTTATGAGCCGGAGGAAACGGTTCGGGCGGCTGAAATTGCGCGGATCGGCGGCAAGGGGGCGCGGTCGTGACAGACGCCTATGTTCCGCCTGGCGGGCCGCAATTCGACAAACAGAAGACGCCGGCGGAGTCCGGGCCGGGCGAGGACGATGATCGCCTGCTGGAAATGTTCGACCGCTGGGATGCCGATTTGCAAGGCCATTGGAGCCAGTGGGTCGAGGACGCCAAGGGTTGGTATGACTTTGTCGCCGGGAAGCAATGGACCGTCGATGAGGTCGCGCAAATGGAGGAAAACCGCAAAATCCCGGTGACGTTCAACTTGATTGCGCCGGTGGTCGATGCGGTGAACGGGGCGGAAATCCAGGACCGCCAACAGGTCCAGTATTATCCGCGCACGCCAGACGTCCAGGATACCGGGATTGCGGACGTGCTGACGCAAGGCGCGGAATACGTGGTCGATCAGTGTAATGGCGATCAGGAGGACACCGAATCGTTCTGGGATTGCCTCGTCTGCGGGATCGGCTGGACGGAAACCCGCGTCGAGGTCGAGGGGGAACACGCCTCGATCATCAAGGAACGGGTTGATCCGCTGCAAATGAAGGCGGACGCCTGCTCGCGCAAACGCTGCTTCGAGGATGGGCGCTATGTGAAGCGCGAAATCCCGATGAGCGAGGACGAATTTGAGGACTTCAAGGCGGAGATTGGCCGGGCCGACCTGGAGGGCGTGGACGGCGGGATCGGCAATGGTAAGCGGCTGACGGTGGTCAATCCGCGCCAGCGTTATACGCACGGCATGCTGGGCGAGGGCGGCGATCAGGACCCGGACGTCGTCGTCTGCGAGTGGCAATGGTGGGAGCGCGAGGCGGTGCACGTCGCGCCGATGCCGCACCCGACGCAGCCGGGCGTCACCAAACTGACGCCAATGTCGCCGGCGGAGTTCGGCGCCGCGCGGCAAACGCAACCGGGCCTTAGGTCGGTGCAATCGACGCGCAAGGTCTATTACCGGGCGTTTGTCGGGGACGGCGCGGTGCTGTTCAAGGAAACGCTCAAGGAAAATTCGTTCCGCTACAAGGCGATAACTGGCAAGCGGGATCGCAACGCCGGAACCTATTACGGCCTCGTCAAGCCGATGGTCGAGCCCGGCAAGTTCGTCAACAAGCTGTATTCGGAAGTCCTCCACATCGTCCGCACCAACGCCAACGGCGGGATGCTGCTGGAGGAGGACGCGGTCGTTGACGTCAAACAGTTCGAGCGGACCTGGAGCGCGACCGACAAAATTACCTGGGTGAAGGCGGGCGCGCTGTCCGGCGCCCACGGCGCCAAGATGATGCCGAAGGCGCCGCCGCCGGTGCAACCGGCGCTGTTCCAACTGATGGAATTCGCCCGCGACATGGTGAAAGCCTGCACGGGCGTCAACGAGGAGATTTTGGGCCTTGTCGGGCGCGAGCAAGCCGGCGTCCTCGAACAACAGCGCAAACAGGCCGCTTACGGGATTCTGTCGTCGTTCTTCGACGCCAAGCGCCGCTATCAGCGCGAGCAAGGCCGGCTGTTGCTGGTGATGATGCGGCTCTATCTGCCGGAAGACTTCCTGGTCCGCATCCTGGCGGACGGGGAAAAGAAATATGTTCCGCTGGCGATGGCGCTCCAGTCCGAGGAATTTGACGTGATCGTGGATGAGGCGCCGGCCTCTCCGAACGTGAAAGCCAAGGTTGCGGCGATCCTGATGCCGCTTTTGCCGCAACTGCTGGAGGGCGGCATGATCGGGCCGGAAGTGGTCGCGGACATGTTCCAGTTCCTCGATCTGCCGGCGGTGGTCGCGGAAAAGCTGGGCGCGGCGGTGCGCCAGCAAAACGCCAAGGACGCGGCGCCCGACCCGAAACAGGAGCAAGCCGAGGCGGACCAACAAGCCAACCTCCAGGCCGATACGGCGGAGAAGGGCGCGGCGGCGCTCTCCAAGCGGGCCAAGGCGTTCAAGGACGTGACCGACGCGCAAACCGCGCAAATCGGCCTTGGGGTCGAATTCCTGCAACAGCAAAGCCCGGCGCCGGCGCCAACAGCCCCGACGAACGGCGCCGGGCCTCCTGGCGGCGGCTTAGGTATGCCGCCGGGCGGTGGTCCCCCTGCTCCCGCCAGTCTGTCAGGGGGACCGCCTGAGGGGCCGCCGCCGGGCGCGGCGCCGCCGGAGGAAGGCGAGGCGCCTCCGCCAGGCGGGCCGCCGCCAATGATGGGAGGGCCGAATGGGTGAGGCGATAGATTGTCTGGAGCATCAATTGGCGGCGCTGGCCGGGCTGCGGAAGGTCGCGGCGCGACAACTGGAAAAGGCGCCGGCGGCGTCGGAAAAGTCACAGGTCGCGGGCGCGGACATTGCACAGTTAGAGGAACGCATACGCGACGTTGCGGCGGCGTTGGACGTGCTGGGCGGGAATCCGGAGCCTCACGATGAGCCTGGACGATTTGCCGCCGCTGCCGGCGATCCCGTGGATAGGCAAACGGCGGGCGCGGGAATTGAGCCTGAAATATGAGGCGGCGCGGGCCGCCTACCGCAAGGGAGTGTGGACGATGACAACGACAGTGACGGTGACGGTGAACGGGCCTGTGCAAGTGCGGGTCGGGGTGACGGGCGACGTCGGCGGCGAAGTGGTGACGATGGTGCGCGGCGATGCGGACCCGAAAACAAAGCCGGTCGAGGCGGTATTTGGCCTGACGCAAGGGTCGGTGGTGCTGATCGGGCCGGAATCGGCGCTGCCGGTCGAGGTCGAGCTACCGATTGCGGCGCCGCCGGCGGCGAGCAAGCCAACGCCGGAACCGCCAGCGGAAAGCAAGCCAACGCCTCCGGAGCGCGGGCGGTTTTTCCCAGATAAGGAGCCTAAGCGATGAGCGAACGTCCGGACGCGGGCGAGGGCCTGGACAATGGGCCGGAAACTGAGGTCGAGGATCAATCCGACGTCGAAACGGTCGAGGAAGACGGTGAAGGCGAGGCGGAGGACGGTGAGGAGCCGCGAAAGAAAACTGAGGATTGGGAAAAGCGCGCTCACAATGCGGCGGGCCAAGCTGCGCGTGAAAAGTCCCGCCGGCGAGCCGCTGAACGACGCGCCGAGGAGCTTTCAACACGGGTCGAGCGACTGGAACGAACCGGCGGCGGCGATCAGGACCAGCTTCTAGAGCTTATCGGCCAGTTGTCCGACGATGAGGAGGACCCGATTGGCGATATTGCCAGGGTCAAACAGGCGTTGCGGGTATTCCGCGCGCGCCAGCTCCAGGATTTGGCGGACGACAATCAATATCGGACGGTAAGCCGGCAAATCGAAACCCTGCGCTCGGCCATGCATGAGAGTGAGGAAGACTTTACGCAGGATCATCCGGATTACCTGGACGCGGCGGCGCACTATCGCAAAGAGCGGGTCGCGGAATTGAAGGATGCCGGCTATTCCGGCGCCTATCTGGACCGCAAGTTGGCGGATGATCTGTTCGGGGTCGTGCGAATGGCCATTGAGAGCGGCCAGGACCCAGCGGAGCGGGTTTACGCGCTGGCGCAAAAGCGCGGCTTCAAAGCCGGCGCCAAGCAAGCCAACGGCAAGCTGGACAAGCTCCAGGCGGCGGCGGACGCCGGCGCGCGGGCGACGCCGGGCCAGCGGGTCAATGGCGCGTTGACGTGGGGCGACGTCGCCAAGCTGGATGGCGCGGCGCGGGATAAGGCGTGGGCGAAGCTGCGCGAGCGCGAGACGGCGCGGGGCGGACGCGGGGGTTAAGGTGGGCGCCCGCCGGGCCGCCGAGGAAGCGATAGCGGGCGCCCGTGCCAGGGCGTCCCTCCTTGTCCTGGCGCGGGATAGCTAAAACTTCTGTGAGGCAACTTGCAACCCGGCGCCGAGGGCCTAGATTGTCGTTGTCCCTGGCTACCCTGTCCCTGTCAGGGGCTCCTAGCGAAACGTCCGCGTCGGGCCTCACCCCCCCCATAAGCCAGCCCGGCGCGGGCCTCGCTGAAAATCCCCTCTTGACGAAAGTTGCGAGCGCGTTTTTGCCGCGCCGCTAGAGGCTGTGCGCCTCAGTCGCCTCGCCAGCGTCAAAAGGCGGTTCGTCGTAGGGCGACGGAAAACCCCTAAGCCGGAGGCCGCCACGTCAGGCGCGGTGAAGCTCAAACCTTCATCTGAGGCCGAAAATGGCGACCACCAATTATGGCGTCAACGCTCCTGAGGCGGTGAAGCTGTGGCGTTCCCAACTCGCACGTGAGGCGCTGAAAGCGACCTGGGTGCAAAAGTTCATCGGGGATAGCTCCGACGATATTCTCCAGGTGTTCGGGGAAACCGGCAAAGACGCGGGCGACCGCGTTACAGTTACGCTCCGCATGCAACTCAATGGCGACGGGGTCGCCGGCGACGCGACGCTAGAAGGCAATGAGGAACCGTTGACGACGTTCACGGATAACCTCTTTGTCGATCAGTTACGGCATGCTGTCCGCTCCGGCGGCAAGATGACAGAGCAACGCATTCCTTGGAAAATTCGAGAGGAGGCAATGCTAGGACTAAAAGATTGGTGGGCGGGCAGGATCGACGTTTCGTTCTTCAATCAAGTGACAGGAAACACGGCGGCGACGGACGTTCGTTACACGGGAATGAACGCCGTTGTTGGTCCGGATGCTCAACACATCGCCCGCGTGAACAACAAGGCGACGGACGAGCTTGTGATCGCCGGCGATGAAATGACGCTGACGCTGATCGACAAGATGGTTGAGAGCGCCAAGCTCGGCTCCACGACGGCGACCGGGCCGGCTATCCGTCCGATCATGGTTGACGGGGATTCCCGGTACGTGGTCGTGCTGCATACCAAGCAAGTCACGCAACTGCGCGCGACGGCTGGCGCTGGTAGCTGGCTGGATATTCAAAAGGCGGCAATGACCGGCGACGGGTCCGAGAAAAACCCGATTATGACCGGCGCCTTGGGAATGTATAACGGCGCGGTGTTGCATGAAAGCACGCGCATTCCAAATGGAGTCAACAGCACAACCGGCGTTGCAGTAGCAACGACGCGGCGTTGTGTGCTTCTCGGTGCACAAGCGGCAGCTATTGGCTTCGGTCAAGGACAGTCGTTCAAGAATTTCGACTGGAACGAAGAATTATTTGATTATGGAAATCAGCTTGGCGTCGAAGCTGGACTTATCCATGGTCTGAAAAAGCTTCGGTTTAACTCGGCGGACTTCGGCACTATTGTCGGCGTCAGCTTCACGTCTTAGGAGCGGACCTCATGGCGACCGGCGGACGCAAAACCCAGCTTCAAGTTGTTCACGAGATTTCAGCGCAATTCGGCTTCGGCCAGACGGCGGGCGTCATTGGCGTGCTGCCGGCGGGCGCGATCCTCGGGACGTGTCATCTTCTGGTGTCGCAAGCCTGGAATTCGACCACCAACACGATTTCCGTGGGGACGACGGCGGGCGGGACGCAACTGCTCAGCGGGATTGACCTCAAGACCCTGGCGCGGACGGATACGCCGGTGCCGTTTGCAACAGCCGGGCCGCTGGCGGTCGATACGCCTATTTACGGCTCGATTGCCGCAACCGGCGGCGCCGCCACAACCGGCGTCGCGACGGTCTGGCTCGATTATCTGCCTGGGCCTGGATAAGGCGCGGGTGCGCGTATGGCTTACCCTAGTAATGATCCATACGCGGGTCTGCTGGCCGGTCTGACACAAGCGCGTCCAATGGGGTCCGGCCCAATGGCGCCGGGGGAATTGCCGCCGCGTCCAATGGGGTCCGGGCCGATGCGCGCCGGCGAGATGAGCCCGCCGCAAGGGGGCCTGTTAAACGGCCTGGACTTGGCTTTCCTGCAACGGCTGTTGGCTGGCGGCGGTCAACCTGGAGCGCCTGAACGTCCGCCCGGCTCGGGGCCTGTGCTGGGCCGCGAGATGAGGCGGTGACGCATGGCGAATCTGGGCGACCTGAAAAGCCGGATCATCCTGGAAACCGTCCGCGATGATCTGGCCGATGATCTGGCCGCCGGGCTCAATCAGGTCATCGCCTCCGCGATAGACGACTACGAATATGAGCGTTGGTGGTTCAACGAGAGCGTGACGACGGTTCCTTGCGTTCCGGGCGTCCCGTCGATCCCGTATCCATCCATCGCCAGGCGGATCGACACAATCCGCTGTCAGATTGGCGGCGTCCGCTACGCCATGACCATGCGGGACCTGGACTGGATCGAAGCGGCCTATTCGACGCCTCAGAGCGGCCAGCCTACGGATTGGGCGCCCTACCTCCAGACGGTCCAGCTTTGGCCAACGCCTAATCAGGCTTATCCGCTGCTCCTGGAATTGGTGATCCAGGTTCAACCGGCGCTCGATTACACGGTCAACACGTCCTCGAACACTTGGACGAACGAGGGCGCGGACCTGATCGTCGCGCGCGCCAAAAAGCGGCTGTACCGCGACTATCTGTCGGCCACGCTCCAGGACACGCGGGTCATCAACGCCAACAATCAGGAGGAGGAGGCTTATTCGCGCCTGCGGAGCCAATCGACGCGGCGCCTCTCGACGGATCGGGTGGCGCCCTCATGGTGATCTACGCAAAAGCTCCAGACGTCTCCTTGGTTGAGCCGAACGCGCCGCCGTGGGCGCAACGCTTCGCGCTGCGGATTGGCCAATATTTCCAGTCGAAATTTCCCACGGCGCCGACACGGTTTTTCTACCTGGATAAGGCGGACTTGCCGCCGGCGGCCGATTGGAACGGCTGCATGGTGGTGGTGGTCGATCAAGACTGTCTGGCGGTGGCCAAAGACGGCCAGTGGCGAAAAGTCACGCTGGCGGGGCCGGTCTGATGCCGTCGTCCTATACCTCCAGCGCGCGGTTCACGCTCCAGGCGACCGGCGAGAACAACAACACGTGGGGCGTGATCCTCAATTCGGGCGTGTTCCAGCTTGTGGACGACAACGTCAACGGGCGGCTCGGATTTGTGCTGTCGGGCGCCAAGGTGCTGACGACGGCGCTCGGCGCGGTCGATGAGGCGCGGCTTGCCTTCCTGGACGTGACCAGCGGGACCGGCGGGACGGTGACGGTCCCGGCGGTGGCGCAAGGCCATTTCGTCCGCAACGCCTCCGCCGGCGACGCGATCATCTCCGCCGGCGGCGCGGCGTTCACGTTCAAGACCGGGGACATTGGGCCGGTGTTCTCGGACGGCGCCTCGGTCTATGGGCTGGCGCTTGGCGGCAAGCCGCTCCGCCAGTTCATCGGGGACGCCAATCAGGCGGTCATTGACTACATCAACGCGGCGATTTCGGCGGGGTCGATCAATCTGCCGCCGGCGCTCGGCAACCTCGGCAAGGCTTTGGTGGTCCGCCTGGCGGCGGGTGTCGAGGCGTGGGTTCCAGATTTCATTCAAACGTTGGACGTGGACGGCGGCGCCGCTGTCGCTTTCGCGTTGACGCTTTAGGAGGCGCCCAATGGCTGTTTCCCAAAATCGGGTTGTAACGTCTCAGGCGCTCAACACAGGTCAAGCGGTCTGCACGGCGGCCAAGACGACATATAACGACGCGGCGAACGCGGTGCTTCTCTATACGGCGGGCGCTAACGGCGCCGTGGTCTATGCGATCCGGGCCATTCCTCGGGCGACGGTGACGGCGACCCAGCTCCAGCTTTATCGGTCTAGTGACGGCGGGGTGACGCTCCAGCTTTTCGACCTCGCTTTGATGGCGGCTTACGTCATGGCGCAAACAACGGCGCCGGCGCCTGCGAAAACTGATTTTCTCTATACGGAGGCGGCGCCGCTGCGGCTCAAGCCTCTGGAGCGGATTTATTGCGCGGCGGGGGTCGCGCTGGCCGGCGGGATCGTGTTCGACGCCATGGCGGAAGACCTCTAGGCCATGCCGCGCATTATCGCCGCAAACCGCATTCCACGGGTTCCAATCGCCAGCCGGTCAATTGCGGTTGGGCCGGTGGTCGGCGGCGTGGCGCCGGCGACGGCGGGCGTCGGCGTGGGCGGCGGGGTGTGGGCGGCGGCGGCGCCAGATGCGCGCTTTGTGGCGGCGGACAGTTTTACAGAGGCGGTGATCGCCAGGATGCGGACGACGGGGGCGCTGCCGGCGGTTCCGCAAATCGGGCGCTATGCTGTGCCGCCGCTTACCGTCACCTTTCCGTGGACGAGCAACGGCCAGAACGGCAATTACGCATTTAGCAATAACCGCCGCTTTTGGGCGGCGGGCGGCGGTGTCATGGCTTGGTCGCCTTCGGGGGCGAACGGGTCGAGCGGTTTAACTGTCGGGGGGTCGCAGGCGCATTGGAACATCGCCAATTTGACGTCTAACGCGATGAATATAATTCCGCTGGGGGGTGTCGCAGGGCAAATTCCCTACGGGTGCAGCTACGCTAACGGCGAATTCCACTGGCTGACGAGTGACGGGTTTTATTCATGGGTGGCGACGTTTCCGCCACTGACGGCGCCAGCGGCGGTCAAGCGCGGCGCTGGGGCGCCGGGCGGAAGCACGAGCTACACACAATGCCAGTATGTCGCGCCGAATTACGTCATTTGGGCGTCTATCGTGGTCCCCACGGTTCCACGCTATGCGACGGATCGCGCGACGTGGACAAACTGCACGGTTCCGGCGCTGAACGGCGACGCCGGCGGCGCCGGCAACGGCATTGTCTGGATGGTCTATGACGCGCCGCGCGCGCGGCTGGTGGCGGTCACGCAATATGGGGAAATCCTGACGAGTGCGGACGGGATTACCTTCGTCAAAACGGCGGCGCGCACGGCGGGCCAAGTCAGTTTTACAATGGAAACGTGTTGGGTGGCGCCCTCTGGCAAGGTCTATGCCTGCGGCACGAGCGCCGGAGCTGGACAGGTTTTTGTCGCGGCGGACGTGGGGTCGCCATGGGTCGCGCAAACTGTGGCGCTCGGCGGCGGTAAGACAATCCTGACGCGGGCCTATGACGTGAACGGGACGGCGGGCGTTACGGCGGTGCTGTTCCGCGCCACAACGGCGACGCCAACAAGCACGGAAATCGCGGTGAGCCTGGATGATGGCGCGACGTGGCTGTTCGGCACGGGCGGCGACGGTACGATGCCAGCGAACAACGTCGATAACGGACAGAATGTGCTGTTAGCGACGGAAGGTGTGTTCGCTTCGGTGAGTGGCCTTACGTCGGGGGCTTTCGGGAGTTTTTGGGGAAGCCGTTTAGCAACGGACGCTGACATTCTGATTTCAGCGTCACAGATAGACGTCGCGTTGATCGACCTCGCGGACGGGGTGACGAAAAAGCGGTTCTGGCGGGTGAGCTAATGGCGAACATGCCGTTCCAGCCGCCGCCGGGCCTCGTCAACAACGATACGGTTTTCGCTGCGCCCGGACGCTGGGCGAACGGCTCGCTGGTGCGGTTCTTCGATGGCAACTGGCAAGTCAAAGGCGGCTGGGAGCGGCTGACGCTGACGAACCTTGGCGGGGTCTGCCGCTCGGTCCTCGGCTGGCAGGACCCGACGTCGCAACAGAACATTGCGTTTGGCCTGCACAACGGTTTGAAGGCGTGGCGCTCGGGGCTGGTTTACGACATTACGCCGCTCGCCGCGTCTCCGATTATCCCGATGAATTTCCCGGCAAACGCGGTCGTCAAGACGACGGCGGGCAGTCCTAGCGTCGGGCTGGTGGTGTTCGGCCATAACGCGACGGTCGGGCAGATTATCCGGATCAAGGGCGTCACGTTCCCGGTCGGCGGCAACGTCAACGCCAATGGGGATTGGGCGGTGACGTCGATCATCGACGTCAACAACGTGACCATAACTTACACGGCCAACGCGACGTCCACGGCGAACGGCGGCGGGGTCGCCGGAACGGCGGAGATGGCGCCGTTCCACGGGTTCCAGTCGGGCCAAATCGACGGGACCGGCGGCGCCGGCTACGGGACCGGGGCGTTCGGTGTCGGGACCTACGGGACGCCGTCCACGACGGACTATTTCCCGTTGACCTGGAGCCTCGGAACCTTCGGCGGTTTCCTGATCGCCAACCCGCGCAATCAGGGGATTTTTCTTTGGGATACGACGGCGCCGGGAAAAGCGACGGTGATTGAAACGGCGCCGGCGCAAGTCACGTTCGCGCTGGTGACGCCTTCGCGCCAAGTGCTGGCGCTCGGCTGCAACGAGGAAGTTTCCGGCGTTTTCAACAATCGGTGCATCAGGTGGTGCGACATTGAGGATTACACGGATTGGTCAAGCCTGCCGACGAACAACGCCGGCGAGTGGATTCTCGAAAGCGGCGGGCGGATTGTCTGCGGGCGGGTGGTCGGTGACTACGTTTTGGTATGGACGACGGATGGCTTGTTCTTAGGAACCTTCCTAGGCGATCCGGGGCAAACCTGGAAATTCGAGCGGCAAGGGTCCAACTGCGGGGCGATTTCGCCGGGGACGCCAATTGTGCGCGGCCAGCGCGCGGCCTGGATAAGCCCGGATCGCATGTTCTGGAATTACACGCTCGGCGGCGAGCCGGCGCCGTTCGGCTGCGACGTCCAGGACGTTTTCCAGGATCACGTTTCGCAAGGCCAGGAGGACAAGATTATCGGCGCGGCGGTGGCGCCGTTCCAAGAGCTGGTCTGGTTCTGGCCGGATGATCGCGACGGGCTGGAGGTATCGCGCGGCATGTCGGTTTCCAAGGACGGCTGGAGCCTCGACCTCTTGGCGCGCTCGGCGTTTGTGGATGCCGGGCCGCAACCTTTCCCTATCGGCGTCGCGCCAACGGGCGAGGTTTACTGGCACGAAAAGGGCAATAGCGCGGACGGCGGGGTGATCGCCGGGTTCCTGGAAAGCTCGGATTTCTACATTGGCGAGGCGGAGGGCGGGGCGCTGGTCAATGGGGTCTGGCCAGATTTCAAAAATCAGATTGGGCCGTTCAAACTGAGCTTGGCGACGCGGGAAAATCCGCAATCGACGTCGAGGACGCACGGGCCTTGGGCGCTGGCGCCCGGCCAGGGCCGGCGGTCGTTCCGCGTTTCGGGCCGGATTGTTCGCGTGCGCTATGACTTTGCGTCGGCGCCTTGCTACGCGCGCGGCGGCAAACCGCAGTTCGATATTCAGGACGTAGGAGGGCGTTGATCTTCGGCGCGAGCGCGTTCACGGCGCCCGCGAAAAGGAACCGGCGATGAGTGAAGTCTATGACCTTGAGACGTCGGCGGAAGCGCCGGAGGAATCCGGGCTTGTCATCGACTTCGGCACAACGGTCGATCCCTTGTTGTCTCAGTGGGCGCGGTTCCGCGACCTGTTCAAGGCCAGCATGGAAGGCGGGTTCTGGACGATTGAGGACCTGGAGCAAAAGATCGCGCATCGCCGGGCGTTCTTCTTCCCTGGCCAGTCGGCGGCGATGGTCGGTGAAGTGGTGGTGTTTCCCGGCTCCGCCAAGGTGCTGCAAGTGACCTGGGCCGCCGGCGACGTCGAGGAGCTATTGCGGATGGCGCCCGGCGTCGAGGCGGTGGCGCGGATGATGGGCTGCAACGGCATGTTGATCGAGGGGCGCCCGGCCTGGGTGCGAGTGCTGAAACCGATGGGTTACGAGCATTGGTCCTCGACGGCCTATAAGGCGCTCTGACGATGGGGACGAACAAAGCCAAAAAGACGTCGGACACAACCTCGTCCAGCAAGGGGACGTCTAACGAAACCTCGACCTCGACGCCTAACGTTCCCGATTGGCTGTTGACGCCGGCGCAAAAGCAGGCGGGCCAGATTGGCGACATTATGAGCCAGGGAGCCGGCGCCTATACGCCGCAAATCTCCGGGCTCCAGCAACAGTCCTTCAAGGACGCGGCGAATCTCTCGACGTCGCCATACTTCAAGCAGGCGGGGGATCAAATCGCAGGCGTTGGCAACGTCTCGGCGGACAACGTCGAGGGGCAATCGCTGCTGACCGGATTGGATAAGTATTACAACCCATTCAAGGACCAAGTTCTGAACCCGGTGCTCTCGGACTATGACGAGCAAAGCGGGATGACGCGGGCCGCGCAAGCGGCGGGGGCGGCGCGCAATCAGGCGTTCCAGGGCTCGCGCTACGGTATCCAGGAGGGCCAGACGGAAGGCCAGCTTGCGCGCGGGCGCGCGGCGACGGAGGGCAACCTACTCGGCTCGATGTATACGCAAGCGACCGGCCTCTCCGGCGAGGACGCCGCCAGGCGGCAAGCGGCGATGCAAGGCAATCAGTCCGCCAATCTGCAAGCGTCGCTGGCCAATCAAAAGCTTGGGCTGGACAAGGCGTCGCTGCTCCAGGGCCTCGGGACGGCGACCGGCGCGGAGGATCGCGCCAACCTCGGAGTCCGCGCCGGCCTCGGCGGCGTCGAGACGGATGCCGAGAACATGCAACGCCAGTATCCTATCCAGTTCGCGCAACAGACGGGCGGGCTGCTCCAGGGTATGAACCCCGCGCAATATATGGGCCGCACAACGACGGGCTCCGGCTCCACGACAAGCGACACAACGGGCCACACGGTGGAAACCTCGGACCCTGGTTTGCTGTCGAGCCTCGGACAGGTGGCGGGGATCGCCAGCCTGTTTATGCCGGTGCCTTCGGATGCGCGGCTGAAACAGGACGTGCGAACGGAAGGGCATGACGCCAGGGGCCGGCGGGTGGTGTCGTTCGCGTATATCTGGGCGCCGTGGAAACGCTGGTTTGGGGTGATCGCGCAAGAGCTTCTGGCAAGCGATCCGCATGCGGTGACGGTCGGTCCTGGTGGACTGTTGTTCGTGAATTACGGAGCGTTGTGATGGGCTTCCTCGACAACATTAAGGGGTTCTTCGGAACGCAACCCGGCGCGATCCAGGCCGGCGGGTCCACGCCAACCTCAGGTTCCGGCGGCTTCCTCGGCAACCTCCAGCAAGCGCCGGTCCAGGGGGCGCCGACGTCGTTCCTGGACCGGCTCGGGACGGAGGACAGTCGCGGGCGGACCTTCGGGGATAAGCTGTTTGCGGCGGGCCAGATTGCACAAGGCCAGGACCCGTCCAGCTTCCTGCAAAACCGGCAAGCGGTGAGCGATCAAGAGCGCCAGATTGAGGAGGCCAAGGCGCGACAAGCCAAGCTGTCGCAAGTCATGGCGGCGTCGATGGGGCCGGACGATCAAATTAACCCGCGAACCCTGATGCAAGGCGCGGCGGGGATCGGCGGCGGGGTCGATATTGACACCATGCTCAAGCTGCAAAAGGCCAATGAGGACCAATGGTCGCCGATGAGCGCCGGAAGCGATGTGGTGATGGGGAACAAACGGACGGGCCAGTTCGGGTCCACATATCATGGCGTGCAAAAGCCCGGCCTGCTCAATCCGGACGGCACAATCAACTATGACTTTATCAACGCCGGCGCCGCGCAAGCCGGCGCCAAAGCAAAGGCGGTGGCGCCCTATCGGCCTAAGCCGCAAGGCCGGCAACCCTTCGGAAGTCATGTGCCGCCGGGGGCGACGCCGGGGCTCCCGCAATAGGAGGGTGATCCATGCCGTTTCAGGATTCGACGCCGGGCGACGGCTACGTCAAAGACGGCAAGCCGTATATTTTCACGGATACCAAAGGCAGCGTGGCGCCGGCCATGCGCGATCCGCAAACCAACAAGTGGGTTCCGGATCAACGCGCCATGGCGACGGGCGGCATGGCGCAAATCGGCGCCAAGGTGGCGTCTCCGGAGGATGACGCGGCGCTGAAAGCGATGGTCGCGGAGGTCGGGCCAAAAGAGCATCTGGCCAACGCGGCGCGCGAGTTCATGAAAGCCAAGGGCGGCGTCAAGACCGGGCCGCAATGGGGGGCGCTACCGGTCTATGGCGGCGACGCCCAATCCATGATCCGGCGCAATCTGGCCAGGACCGACCCGGATACGGAAGCCCGGCTTGAGCAAATGGAGGCGATCAATTCCTCCAGTTGGCCAACGCTGCGCCCGGAGGGGTCTGGACCTATCCGGGTGATCGAGGCGAAGGGCTGGAAAAATGCGTTTCCGTCCATCTCCAACGTCGATCAGGCGAACACGGGGATCAGTGATCGACTTTGGCATGACTACGCCAACGCCTCGAATGAATCGGACTTTGTCCAAAACTATGTCCATAGCGGCAAGGGGACAAAGTCGGCGGGATCGGCGGCGTTTCAGAACATGGCGCGCACGCCAAACGCGCAAGGGCGCCAGCAAGAGCTTGGCGCGGCGCCGGGGGATTTCAGCGGCAAGCTTCCGGGCTGGTCGCAAGGGCTGACGCCAAAACAGTTGGCGGCGGCGAAGCTCTACGCCAATTCCAGCAAGCCGCCTGGCGACAAGGGAAACCCCTATGTCCCGGCGTCGCTCGATGAATACAACAAGCTGGGCGGTGGCGCGTGGCTGGTGGATGACGACGGCAAGCTGATCCAGAAACCGGGCGCGGCGCCGGCGGTGCGGCGGTGAGCGCATGGGAACCTTTGCGGACCTGATTGCACAACAAGCGGCGGAAGACGCGGCGGCGAAAGCGCCGCCGGGATCGGGCCGGTTCGCCAAGGTTGCGGCGGCGTCGCCGGACGCCAAGGCGCGTCAGAGCAAGGCGGACTATGATGCGGCGGCGGCGCAAGCCAAAGCCGGGCTGGCCAAGTCGGACGTCATAACGAAACGGGTCAACGACGCGATTCAGACGGTCGCCAATCCGGTGCGTAAGTGGATGGGGAACGTCGGCCTCGATGCCGATATTCTGGCGCCGGACAAGGACGTGCCTGGACAGGTCATGGCCATTGGCGCCGGCGGGGTCGGTCCAATCATGGGCGAGACGACGGGCGGTCTGGCGCGCGTCGGCAACATGATTTCCAACGTCGGGCGCCGTGCGCGCGGTGAGGCGCCGGTGGATAGCGACGCGGTCTATCGGGCGTATCGCGACGTCCAGGACGCGCGCATGAAGCAACTGAGCGACGCGCACCCGATTTCGAGCGCGGTCGGCCTGATCGGCGGTTTGAAAACCGGTGGCGATGTGGTTGCCAAAACAGCCGGCTTCCTTGGCGGGCTGGAGCCGGTGGCGGCGGCGACGGCCAAGCTGAAAGCAACCGGGCCGGCGATGAAAGCTGCTGAGACGGCGGCAAAGCTCAAGCTGGCAAGTCAGGCTAAATTCAGTCCGGAAGTGCTTGATTGGGCGGCGAATACCGGCAAGGCGATCCAGTCCGGCGCGGCCTCCATGGGGCTGCTTGGCGCGACAAGCGGCGAGGGCCTGCAAGAGCGGTTCAATAACGCCATGGAAAGCGGCAAGTGGGGCGGGCTGGCCGGCGGGGTGCTGGGCGGGCTGGTGGCGCCGGGGCTGTCGTTCGCCATGAAAGGCGGGAGCGACCTCGCGGATTATTTCGGTAGCAAGCTGATGAAAGCCAAGCCGGAGGGCGTGAGTACGCCGGCGGAGGAAGCGGCGGCGCGACAAACGGTTGCGGACCTTGCCCGGCGCAACAACGTGACGGCGGCGAACGTCGCAGAAAAAGCGGCGCCTTATACGGACCCGCTGTTAGGGCAAATCCTCGGGCCGGAAGGCCAGACGCTTACCGCGTCGGCGGCGCGGCGGAGCGGTGCGACCGGTCCAACGGTGCGGGCGATCCAAACCCTGCGGGCTAAGGCGCGGCCTGGGGAGATTAAAGGCGCGGTCCAGGAACACCTTGGTTATTCGCCGGATGAAGTGAACGACATTGTCAATCAGACGGTGAGGGCGGGCCAGGAAACCGTTGCGCCGATGTATGCGGAGGCGGAGGAAAGTCCGTTCGGGGTGACACGTCCGGACCTGGAACAACTGCTGACGTCGAAAACCGGTAAGCGGTTGCTCGGGCATGTGGCGGAACGCGCCAAGCTGAAAGGCTGGAACCCTGAGGGCCTGACGTATGCGCCTGTCGAGGTTCCGCCAGGACCGGGGGCGCCGGTCGCGGCCTCGCCTATGGAGGCGCCGCCGGTGGGCGAGCGGATTATTCCGCAAGGCGAGCCGCCGCCGCAATTGCCGCCGCCGCCAGACGTCAAGGTTCCGCGTGGGCCGGCGGCGCCGCCAGGGCGCGGGTTCGAGTTCCTAGACTGGCTGTCACGCCAGGGCGGGGTGAAGGGCGATACGGGCGAAATGGCGGCGCTCGATTTGAGCAAGACGGGCGCCCGCTCGAAAAACGCCAACACCGCGACCATGAATGACCTGACGATGCGGGCGCGGGATGAGGGCTATTGGCCGCGCGAAGGTCCGCCGCCAACGCCGGACGAATTCATGGAGCAAGTCCGCAAGTCGTCGCAGGGCCAACACCTATATGCGTCGGCGCCGGAGGAAGGCGCACAATTCCGGTTCGAGGCGCGGCAAGCCGGCGAGGGCCAGCAACGCGCCGTTGAGAGCGAACATTCGCTCCGCCAGGCGGAAGCGGATGCGGCGTTCCGCGTGAAGCAACAGCTACAAGCGCGGCAAGCGGCGGACCTGGAGCGCCAGCGCGCGGAGGTCGGGCCGCATCGTGAGGATTATCAAAGCCTTGAGCCTCCAGGCGGAGCGCCGCCGGCGGAAGGCTATCCAGGCCAGCCGGCGCCGCAATATGAGCCGGCGGAAACCACAGGATTGACGCCTAAGAGCTTGATCCATCTGCATCAACTGTCGCGGCCAGCGTATGACATGGCGGGCAATCTGATCCCGGAAGCTGGCAACCTGGAGCAAGCGGATTTTCACCACACATTAGGACGCATCCTGACGGGCCATGCGGAAACCGGCGAGGGCGCGTTGCTCCCGAAATACGAGGCGCCCAAATCGGAAGCGGCGAAATATCTGCGGCTCAAGGAAACCTATAACAATTTCGCCGGCAAGCTGACTGGCGGCAAGGTCAAGGAATGGGAGGCGATGGTCGCCGGCCTCAAGGACGAGAGCGGCGCGTTCGATCCGGACAAGCTGAAAGGCGCGCAACTGGCGGCGGTCCAGGACGTGCAAGAGCTTTGGGCGGCGAGCCGGCTGCAAAGCGGCGGCAAGTTCCAGGCGCCCGGCGTGCTGCTGCGGCTAAGTCGGCTGTTCGGGGACGACGGCGCCAAGGCGCTGATTGAGAAGCTGGGCCGGACGGCGGAGCAAGCGGCGGCGGAAACCCGTATGGCGCCGTTCTCAGGATCGCAAACGGCGGCGGTCCAGGCGGCGGGCGATGAAACCGATACGCATGCGGTCGAGGACTTGCAGAAACTCGGCAAGGTGGTCGGCGGCGGGCCGTCGCATCTGTTTGGCGAGTTGTTGAAAGGCGCCGGCGCCTACCGCAAGACGGCGGGTTCGACGGTGGGCTACCGCGACGCGCTGGGCCGGCTGCTGACGATGTCGGGGCCGGAGCAAGAGGCGCTGTTGCGGGAGCTGGAGCAAATGCCGCCGCCTCAGGTCAAGCCGCGCGCTGCGAGCGAGATTGGAATTGTCGGCGGGGTCGCGGCGGGCCAGAGCCGGTCGCCTAGCCGTTAGCGGCGGGCTGGCCGCTACCCTACTAGCCGGAACCGGCCAGGGAGCCTCCACGGGCTGGATTTTCGCACATTGACGTAAGCGGCGAGCGCGTTGATGCGGCGCCCCACGGCTGGCGCCTTTTAGGATCGAGTTCCTATGGCTAAGCCCGTCCCGGAATCCAAGGGTCCGCCGCCGTCAATTAGCGGTGTCGCCAAGGTCGGTGAAACGCTGAGCGGCTATGACGGCAACTGGAGCGGCGGGCCGACAAGCTACACGCGCAACTGGCTGCGGGATGACGAGGAGATTGAGGGCGCGGAGGCGCGGACCTATCTCCTGCTGCCAACGGATGAGGGCGCCCGGATCGGGTATGGCGTCGTGGCGCACAACAGCGCGGGGCCAAGTCAACCGGCTTACGCGCAAGACGTCGGGCCGGTCGAGCCGGCCAGCGTCGCGCCTCCGGAGCCAGGGCCGGAACCGGGGGAACCTGACAACACATTGCCGCCGGTCCCGCCGGAGCCGGGGCCGGAGCCTCCGCCAGGCGGTGACGTTCCGGCGTCGATCACGGCGCCCGTCGTGGGAACCCCGCTAACCGAAGTGTGGAATTTGCAGTTCGCGGGGACCGGACCTCAACGGCCAGCCGATAACGTCTGGAGCGGAAGCCTGGACGCCTATCTGCTGAGCAAGGGGTTCTATCTCGGCAACTATGGGAACCTGATGTTCCCGGCGGACGAGGGCCAGTCCAACACGGTCGAGGCGTATGATTTCACGGGCGCCCCTGCGCTCAACGTCATCGGCGGCGGCAATGCGATCCTGACAGACTGCACGTTCGCGGACGGCTGCGAGTTGGGCTTCCCGATGGACTCAAACAACAACCTTGGCTTTGACACCACGACGCAAACCGTCACGCTCAATAACTGCACGTTCGACCGCTCGACGTTCTTCCAAGGCGCGGGCAAGCTGGTGCTGAATTATTGCCGGTTCACGCATCAGGCTCAGGGCATTGGCGGCTCCGGCTTCCAAGCGCCGGGCGCCGCGTTGATGGTTTTCAATTGGTGCTACATTACCGGCGGCGGCATTGCGCCGGCGCCGGCGGCGCATGTCGAGCTAGTCCAGATGGTCCGACCGCTGGCGAAGTTCGAGTGCAACAACACGCTGATCATCCTCGACAAGGAAGGCCAAGCGACCAACGCCGCTTGGGGCTCCGGCTGGACCGGCGTGTGGTCGGTGGCGGGCGATCAGACGTTCACGAATATGATTTGCCTGGGCCTGCCGGCTATCGACGCCAACCCGGCCAACCCGAACGTCTCCAACTGCATCGTGGCTTACGGGCTTCCTGGCGCAACGCCGGTTCTCACCAACTGCGTGATGGAACCGGGCCAATATGGATACAGCCTCAATCAATCTCCTGAACAACCGGGGCCGTATGAGGGGATCAACGGCGGCGGCAACCGGACCCTGGATAACGTCGCGCTTGAGACGGCTGACTTTGGATAGGAGGGGGCCATGGGCCTGCTGGTGTTCTGCCTGATTGTCTTGGTGGTGGTCGGGATCGTCTGTGCTGTCGCCTATCAGATTCCGTTCCCGCCGCCGGTCGCTTGGCTGCGCTGGGCGATCCCCTGCATTGCGCTGTTGATTGCGCTGGTGGTGATCCTCCAGCGGGCCGGATTGGCATAGGCAAGCTGCCGTCAAGCGGCGGTCAACTCAGGCGTCCGCAACTTTGTGGGAAGGTGTGTGGGAAAGGCCACACAAAGGCCGGTTTTACGAGACAAATACGCATGGTCAAATCTCGTGTGAACGGCCATTTCTCACCCTGCCAGGACGTCTCAACGGGGGCCTTTCCCCCATAGGCAACTTGCCGGTTTCCCTCAAACCTGACCTTATCATTCCTGCATGTTTCACCCGATTTGGGGGAACGTTTAGGGGTAAGAAAATGGCCAAGGTTAAGGGTCCGATCCATTCCAAGACATTTGACGGGCTGCTCAAGGCTGACGTTGAGCCGCAAAAAATCCACGACGGCTCGGGCCTGTATCTGGTCATCGGTAAGGGCTCGCAACGCTCGTGGATTTTTAAGTACCGGCTGAACGGCAAGAGCCGGGAATTGGGCCTGGGCTCGGCGCATGACTTCGGGCTGTCGGAAGCGCGCGACGCGCGGGACGTCGCGGCTAAGATGGTCGCCAAAAAGATTGATCCCAAAGACGTCCGCGATCAGGAAAAGGCGGAGGCTCTGGCGACCTCGCGGCGGTCGGACAAATCGTTCTGGGAGCTTGTCCCGGACGCCATGAAAAACCCCATGGTCTGCGGCCTCAAGGGGATCAAGCAACGCGCGGAATGGGAGGGGTCCTTAGCGCCGCACCTGACGGGCGGGATCACGTCCAAGGCGCCTCAGGACATTTCACGGGACGACGTTGCCACGGCCATTCTGGCGATCCGCGCGCGCGGAAGCCTGAGCCAAGCCAACCGGGTGACGCGCCGGTTCTTCCTGATGTTCGAGTGGTGCGCCGGCAAAGGCTACATTGCGGAGGACGCGGTGAACCCGGCGACGTTCGCAGGCCGGCATGCCGCCGCGCTGCCTAAGGTCGTCACCCGGAAAATCGGACATACCTCCATCCCTTACCGGGATATTCGGACGGTGGCGGCGAGCCTGCGGGCGCGTGAGCCGCGCATGACGGCGCTTTGTGTCGAGTGGATTTTGCTATCGGCGGTGCGCCTGGAGAACGGCGTCGTGGCGTCCTGGACGGAAATTGACCGGGAGGCGCGGGTCTGGACGATTCCGGCGGCCAAGATGAAAAAGGCTGGCCATGGGGATCACAAGGTTCCGCTGACGGCGCGCATGCTGGAGATTCTGGATGAGCTTGCGGCGCTCGGCTCGGGCCTGGGTCACAACCGGGGTTCGCTGCTGCTGTTCCCGAACGCGGACGGCGAGGCGTTCAACCGTCAAACCATGCGGTTCACGCTGCGCGAAGTGTACGGCAAAAAGATCGAGCGCGAGGACGGGTCCGTCCGCAAGGCGTCGATCCATGGCCTGCGGGCGACGTTCCGGACGTGGGGCGAAAACCAACTGTCGGACGACGGCAAGAGCCATCGTTACGATGAAAAGACCCTGGAGCTTTGCTTGGCTCACGTGGTCGGGGACGACGCGCGCAACGCCTATGTGCGGGAAAACAATGTCGAGGTCCGCCGCGCGATCATGGACGATTGGAACGATTACGTTTGCGGCCTCAACGTTATCCCGTTCGTGAAACGGGCCTAGGGCGGGCCTGGGACGCCTCGCGGGCGGCGCTTAGCGCCGCCTGGAGGTCGTCGGCCATAATCAACGTCTTGCCGGCGTAGCGGAAGCTCTTGAGTTTCCCGGCCTTGATCTGGCGCCATAGACCGCTGCGGCTGACGCCGGTCGCGATCCGCGCCTCCTCCAGATTGAAACTCAGTTTTTCCGGCTCGGTCATTTCGGAAACGTCTTGTCCTCGACGTCGCTGATGATCTTGGCCAGGACGTCGAGTTCGGCGCCCTCGGGCGTGGAGGCGAGGCGCCCGGCGGCAATCAAATACTCCAGGCGATCATAAACGGCGCGGCCAACGGCCAGGGCGTATTTATCCGCAAGCTTGGCGGCGACCTGGGCGCGCGCGCGACACATGATGCAAGTGGCGCCAACAGGATGCGAGCGCCCGCATTTGGGGCATTTGCAATAGCGGGTCATCGATGGGGGGTCATGGTCTAGCTCCTAAGCCGTGGTGTTTTTCAAAGTCACGGATGAACCCGTCAAGCTCGGCGCTGATGAGGTCCATACGCTTTAGGTCGGCGGCGGTGGGCTCGGCGTCTTCGTCCATGATCCCCATGAGGCTAGAGAACAAATGCTGAGCGCCGGCGAAAAAGGCTTCTCGTAAACGGTCGACCTTGGCGCCGGCTGGCTCGTCTGGATAAGCGGTGAGCCGCAACCCAACCCAACCGGCTTCAACTAGCTTTCCTTGGTCAACAAGCTGGCGCTCGATCCGGCGGAGGAGTTCGGGGTCTAAGCGCGGGGTCATGGCATGAAGCTCTTTCGTTGGGTGATCCGGCGACACATGCGGTGCAGATGGTCGGCCAGTTGTCGCGCCTCCGGGAGCGATAGATTGACGAATTCTGGATCGAGGACAGTCCCGGCCTTACGCACGCTTAGGCCAACCATGGTGGTCCCCTCGCGGACAATGATGCGGCTGGATTTGTCGTCCTCGGGTACGAGAATTTCCATGACGTACCTGATCCGTGGGAGGCGGTGTTGCGGGTGGTCGGCGGGTATGATGCTAGGCGTCGGGGCGACGTGTTCGAGGGGTTCGGTCATTGCTGCATCATGCCCCTGATCAATTGGATGGCGTCGTCCTCGGGCAACGTGTCAACGGCGTCCATAATCTCCAGCATGCCGGAAAGCGAAACGCTGAGCCGGTCGGCAAACGCAACGCGCTCTCCGGGGCAATTCGATTTGATCAGGCTGGCGATGCAAAACGCGAGGGTCTGGATGATCCCGTCTGACGCCTGCTCGCGGGTGAACCCGTGGTCTAAAAGCTGCTGGTGAGCGACGGCCAGGACGGCTTGCGCCAGGAACCCGCCGCGACAGATGACGCCGCTCTGCGGCGAGGACTCCGGCGGCGTCATGATCTGCATGCCGTCTATGAGCCGGGTGACGTCGGCCTTGAGGTCGGCGTAAGTGAGGTTAGCCTCCATCTTCGGTGATCCTGTGTTCTTCGCCTTCGTCTCCCTTGACCAACTCTGGCGGCGGGGCGACGGGGAGCGGCGAGCCGGTGAAATTCAGGTGGTCGTCGTCGTCGTTGGTGGCGCCTATGGCGTCGAGGAAGGCGCGGACGCCAAGCCTCCAGTTGTCCGCCTGGCGGGGCTCGTTGCGGGCCAGTTCGTCAAAGCTCGCGGGCCGGTGTCCCATCGGCATGTTGTCGATGCGGCTGGAGGCGATCAGGTAGTTGTAAAGGTTCCGGGTAAGCTGTTCAGACGTCAACGCGGTGTCCCTCCAAGGTTCCGTCCAGCCATTGCCGCATGACGTCCTCGACGGTTTCGAGGGTTAGCGTGCTGCCAATGCTGGTGTTGAAATGCCGGTCGTTCTCAGGGCTGATGAAAATGGCGATCACTTCGGTTTCCTGCGGGAGGATCATGGTGAGGCGATCCATCAGGAGCCGGTGATCTGGATTGGGGGTTAGCATGGCGGTTCGCTCGGGTGCGTGAGTTCGACGTCGATATGTCCGTCTGGCCATATCAGGGTGATCGGGCGCCCGGCCTTGCGTGCGGCGCGGACGGTCATCCAGGTTCCGCTACGGATTTCCTCGCGGTCGGCGCCAGGGCAGGCGATGAGCCAAACCGTCTCGTCCACAATGTCCTGGTTACGCTCCAGGGGCGGGCGAGGGGCGCGGACTTCGTCCGCCGGCATGAACGCACGCCATGCCGGCGCAACCTCGGCGGGGTGGGAAATGACGCGCCAGCCTAGGGATTTGGCGAGGGTGTGCGCGAGGGCGTCGGCGCCTATGCAATCGCCATGGTGGAGTTCGATGTGGTTTGCGTAGCGTTCCAGGGTTTGGGCGAGGGCCTTGGCCTGAGGGCGCGAGAGTTGGTTACGGGTTCCGGTGAATCCTATGGCGGTCGTCATGTCCGCCTCCTGTTCCTGGCGACGCCTTAACCGGCTCGATCCGGTGATTAGCGACCGCGACCGCATGGCGCGGGTGACTGTCCCACTCCACGAAATAAAGGGCGAAGTCCTCAACGGCGGGGTGCGCAATCGAACCTAGGATCACGGCTTCGGCGCCGTTCGGGTGGGCGTCCGCCGGCTCGGCGCCGGTCTTGCGGACGCGGGTTCCGTTCGGCAAGGCGCCCTCGGCCTGGGCGCGGGTGAACGCGCCTTTCCAGCCTGGGAAGTGTTGCAATATGGGGGCTGGCAAAGGCGCGCTCCTTTCAAGCTTGCGGGCGGAGGGTTTCCAGGGTGTCAGTAAGGGTGAATTTCTGGAGGGTGACGGTCTGGCCGGTCTTGATGACGTGTTCTCTGGCCAGCGTGCGGATGATCGGGTCCGCGACAATCTCCAGGCTCATTGCGCAAAGTGGCGCGTGGTGATCGCCAAACATGGCGCCGACAAGCGACGGCCTGCCGTCCTGGCAAATCGTCGTCCAGGCGTAAAAATCAGCCATTGGCGACGGCCTTGCGGAAACTGGCGTTATGGACGACGGGCGGGAAGACGGCGCCTTTCTGCTTGGTGCGGGCGATCACGTCTTTGACGAACGTGTCGCTCTCTCCGCACATGGCGGCGATTTCCGCAGGACCCATGCCGGCCATGCGGTTCAGGACGACGCTCTGCTGCAAGTCGAGGAAGGCGTCTGGCGTCATATTGCGGCGCGTGGCGGCTTGGCGGACCTGATATTTGGCGGGTCCTGGCAACGCCTCGAACGGGCCGAAAAAGCGGGTGGGCCGGATGACGTTCGCCGGCGCCGGCGGAACGTCTTCAAACTTGGCGGGGATCGCCGGGCGGGCGGCGTAAGGAATGCTGATGCCGGCGGCGCGGGCGTTGGAAAGCCATAGGCTGACGGACTTCTGACTTTCGCCGGTGGCGGTGACAATCTCCGGATAGCCTAGACCCTGCTGGGCCATGGTGACGGCGAGCGCCTTGCGGCGAAGGTATTCCGCCGGGCTGATGCCACGGGCGACGGCGGCTTTCTCGACAATGGCCACGCCTTGGCCGGAGAGGTCATTGAAGCTGGTTTTGAATTCCTTGACCTCCAGCGGGCGCCCGCGTGGCTTGGTGCGGAGGTTCGGATACTGGACGCCGGCGCGCTTGGCTTCGGCCAGGGCGCGGGTGACGTGCGAATAAGGCATGTCGAGGCGCTTGGCGATCTGCTGGGCGTGGATACCCTGGAGCCGGAGTTCAACGGCGCGGACGTTAGGGTCGTCGGTCTTGACCGGCTTCCTGGGCGCCTCCAGGACCGGGCGCGGCGCCTGGGCCTGAGCGGCGGTCAACAGTGGGTCGGGCTGCTGCATCGACGCCGGGGCGCCCGTGTAGGTTTCGGCTATGACCTGGGCGTGTTGAATCACGCTCTCGCGGAGCGCCCCTGGTGGTATGCGGGCGAAGGCGTCGAATAGCTCGGCGGCGCCGGGCATGACGAGGACGCGCGCTAACATGAGGGCGTCGAGCGACGCCGGCGCGGGTTTCAGGTTGTCGGATTTCATTGGTGGTTCCCCCTTAGCCTTGGCGTGTCCAGTGGCGTTCATAGCCAAGGACGGCCATGACGGTGTTCATGGTCGAATTCATCGGACGTTTGGTGGCGCCCATCGTCCACGCCATAAGCGTGTAACGGGATACGCGGTGGCCGTGGGCCTCGCATTCATGTTCGATCTTTTCGAGCGTCCAGCCGCTCTCCGCTATGGCGAAATTGACAAACTCCAATTCCGGGTCGCGGTCGTGCCAGTTGTACGCAAGCCAATGCGGGTTCGGGATAAAGTTCTTCTTCGGCTTGGGGAGGGGCTTCGCCCATTTGGCGTTGCTGTGACTCGGCGTCCAGGCGCCGCCGGCGGAATTGCCGTTAGCGGGCGCGTGCGTCCGTTGAGATACTGTCATTGGGTCCTGTCCTGGTTTGGCGGCGGGGTGGTCCTAGCGTCTTGCTGCGCGAGCAATTCAAAGGCGCGCGTGGTGATGTGGTCGAGGACAAAGGCGATGATTTCCTGCATCGCGCCGGGGGGCGCATGAAGCTGTGCGCCAGGGCCTAGCTTGCTTTCCAGGAAGGCGTGAAGGTCGGGCGCCAGGGTGATAACCAACAGGTCCCGGATGCTGCTGATGCGGCGCGTCGGAATCCCCTTACCGGCGGCGGGATCACGACGGATAAGCTCGCTAAGGCGGTCCTGGTCCCATGTCATCTAGGCGGCTTTCGGTAGTAGCTGGAAGGCGCGTTCGCGACGGTCGGCCAGTTCCTTGAGCGCGAAAAATCCGTCCTTCTCGGCGGCTTCGCGGAGGATCGGAAAGCCGCTCTCAATGCTGGCCAGGACTTCGGCGCGGGTGGCTTTGCGCCCGTTGGCGTACCAATCCGCACGGGTGGCGTTGCCGACGTCAAACAGGACGCCTCCGCCGTCTGGAAAGACAAGCTTGTACCGGAGGCATGACCATACGAGGGTCACGCCAGGATTGCGGGCGATCATCATGCCGGCGACAAACTTCTCCTCCGGAAGTCCCTCCTCGCGGCGCTTGGCCAACGGGCGGGTGAGGAACGGGCAAGCGGTCGCGGCGAAGCGGGCGCAATCCAGGTGTGACGGCGGCTCGGCGCTGACGCGATTGATCGCGCACATGGGGCCAATCACAAACGCTTTGATCCGGCCTAGAGGTCTGCCGCATATCCAGCAAAGGTCTTTCTTCACGGCGGCGGCGATCTTACCGGGGCCGATGATGCGAAAGTCCTCCTTGCCGTCTTGATCTATGTAAACAAACCAAGGGATCGGGTAGCCGCGAGCGTCCAGGGGCAACGCCTGGATACTAGGTGGTGCGTGCGGCAAACCTTCGCGCATGGTGCGGGTCAACTCGGCTCTCCCTCACTAGCTTGCGGTGCAAACTGCCTTTTTTCAACCCTGTGGTTTTCAGGGTGCATCATCCGAATAAGTCGAGTTGCGCCGGCGGAACGTTCGGCAAGGGCAAACGCAAGAGCGCGGAGCGCATATGCCGCCTCCAGCGGAACAACGCCATTTCCGAGTAGGCGCAACCGGTCCAGGCGGAGGGCGCCCGCAAACGTGGGCCAAGGATTAGTCCTGTGAACCCCGCCGGCCAGCCCATCAGCCATTCGACAAACAGTGGGTTCAAGATGAGGCCGGAGGCGGAGGACGTCTCGCCAGGCGGCAAGGTCTGCGGGTCTTGGCGGGAATGAAGCGCCTTGGCCTGTCCACGCAACAAAAGCTCGTCCTTGCGATCCCCTGAGCGGCTGAGCCGTCCGCCCTCGGTGTCGGCAACGGTCGGGGTCGCCCAAAGTCCAACGGCTTCTGATAGCGGCCTCGAATTCTTCCCGTGGGTCGTCGGCCTCGCGTAGATGCTGCGGTCGTCTCGGGCTATCGGCGTCGGCCATAGCTTGGCGGCGATCCCCAATGGCAAGCCGGCGCCGTTCTGATTGTTGTGCGTCTCGCGGAGGCGTTCCGCGCGTTCGCTCCAGCTCGACGGGTCCTCGGCGTAATTGTGAAGCTCGGCGCTCGGCGTCGGCCAGCGGTTCGGACGGTCGGGGCCGGTCGCGGACGGCGAGTAGAAAGAAACGCTCGCGCTCGTGCGAAGCGCCAACCTCCTCCGCCGTAAAAAGGCCAGCCTCAACCTCGAAACCCAAGCGTCGTAAGTCTCGGAATATGCGGAAGGCGCCGCCGGAATGGATGATGCCGCCGACGTTCTCCAGGAAGACGCTCCAAGCGCCGGTCTGGACGATGAGCCGGCGAGTGGCGGGCCAAAGGTCGCGCTCGTCCTCGGCGCCAAGGCGCGGGCCTGCTTCGCTGTGAGGCTGGCACGGGATGCCGCCAAAGACGAGGTCCACGCTTCCACGAAACGCGCGGCCTGGAGCGGTTCGGGTATCTGACCATAAAGGCGCCGGAGCCAATAGATGCGCCTCCATCGCCGCGACCAAGTGCGCGGCGGCCATAGCTTCCCTCTCCAGGTAGAGGACCGGACGAATTGACGGAATTGCGAGTTCAACGCCAAGGTCGAGGGCGCCTCCGCCTGTGCAAACGCTGACGGCGGTGAGGTCGAGGCTTGGGGAATGTAAAGCCACAACGGCGCGGCCTAGACCGGCGCCGGCGCGGGGGCTGGTGTGCTGATCTTGTCGATAGCCTGGAGGACGATGAATTTGCGGCCAGGGTAGCGCGCGGCCAGCCGCTCGGCCTCGACGGTCGCGGCGTTGCGGGTGTTGTGCGCTACGGTCGGCGCTCCGCCGTCCTTGTTCCAAACCATGAAAAAGCGGGGCTTCTCGTGAATAAGAGTCATGGTGCGGCCAGATGCCTAAGGGGCGTGTTCTCAACGAGGGCGTGGCAACCGAACGTGACGACAAGCACAAGGGCGCAAATGTCGAATATGACAACTAGGGTCCTGGCTTGGCCTTTCGTCACGGCACGGCTCCTCGGTGGAGCGCCCCGTGGGTCATCGTGCAAATTGCCGCTTTCGGTGCAACCTGAATAAATCAGTGAAGCTTGTCACCTAATCGTGAAAGGCGGCAACTTGCCTCCAGGCGATCAGGGCAAAAGCGAATGAACGGCGCTCGCCCATACAATTTCCTGATCCATGAGCGGGTCCGCGCTCGCGGAAATCAAGTGAAAGCGGCCTTTGATCTGGCTGCGGATGAGCCGGCAAACATGCATGCTGTCATGAGCCTGGACGACGCAAAGCCGGCCATGAAGCTCCGGCGTCGGCGGCTGGCGGGTGTCCTCGAACACCGCGCGCCAGCCGGCAAACAAGGCGCCTAGCGCAACGCTCTCGATCAGAATTGCGCGGGTTGTGCTGCTCGCGGTCGAGGGGGCGGGCGTCTCTATGTGGTCCTCTGTGGCGGTATATAGATGCGCCTGGGCGTCGGCGGCGACGTAGCCGACGACGGGGATATAGGCCGGCGCGGCGCCGGCGCGTCCGTAAAGCAACCATTCCGGCGAGGTCTGGAAAAAGGCGGCGTAACGCTGGGCCTTGGCCGGCGGGATGGTGCGGGTTTTTGTCTCGTGCTGCTGGTAGGTGGCGACGGCCATGCCTAGTGCGGCGGCGGCGTCCTTAGCCGTCTTGAACCCACGCAATAGCCGGGCCTGCTTGAGCCTGTCTCCGGGCGTATCCATGGCAACGTTTCCTAGCGAATAGGCAAACTGCCTACGCCGGTCCTGGTTCCGCGAAAAGGCGGTTTTTGGTCTTGCCGGGTCAACCTGAAAGTTTCAGGTTCCCGCGCTATGCGAACCCATGAAGCGATTATCCGGGATGCCGGAGGTCCGGTGGCGGTGCACGACCGACTCCGGCTGATCCATCAAGAGGAAATGGTGAAATCCTGGATGGTGCGCGACCGCGTACCTCAGGAACACTGGCGTCAATTCGCTGATCTGGGGCTCTGCACCCTGGATGAATTGGCCACGGCGGCGGCGCTGAAAGCGGCCAAGGGGAAAGCGGCGTGAAACGCCGGCCCGTCCTGACGCCACGCGGCTGGCTGGCGCTGTGGGGCCTGTGGCTCGGGGTCGGGCTGCTGACATTCTGGATCGGGGCGCACATATGAGCGGCGACCTGATCCTTGGGATTGATCCCGGCCTCAACGGCGCCGTGGCGCTGGTCGATCTGCTTTCCGGGGAATTGGTCGAGGTCGGGGACGTCCCGGTCCTCCAGCTTAACTCCAAGCGTGAGTTTGACGTTTACCGGTTCGCCGGCCTGATCGACTGCTACGCCAGCCGGATCGAGGGCGGCTGGATTGAACGGGTGTGGTCGTTCCCTGGTGAGGCGGGGTCGCTGTCGTTCCAGTTCGGCGCCGTCTATGGCGCGCTGCGCGGTGTGGTCTGCGCCAATTTCATCCCCTTGCATGACGTCCCGCCGGCGACCTGGAAAAAGGCAATGGGGGTCAAGGGGGACAAGGATGAGTCCCGCCAGGCGGCGTCACTTCTTTGGCCGCGCCTTAGCGATCAGTGGCCGGCGAAAAAGCATCATGGGCGGGCGGAGGCGGCGTTGATCGCAGCTTATGGGCGGCGGTGTCATCTCAAGGAACACGGCCAGGAGGCGGCATAATGGACCGCGAGCATCCTTTGCTAGACCTGATGCAACGCAAAGCGGCGGCGTGGGCTGGCGCGGAGGACGGCGCCGAACGCGCGGCGGAGCATGCGGAGCGGGTCGAGCCGGGCTGGAACGATACGGCGCTGAATTACGTCCGGGTGTTCGCGCTCTGTCATGGGGAATTCCAGACGGAAGACGTTCGCGAATATGCGGAGGACTGCGGGTTCGATCCGCCGCCGGATAAACGCGCATGGGGCTCGGTGGCGCTGCGCGCCAAGCGGGCCGGGATCATTGAGCGGGTCGGATACATAAGCACGTCGCGCGGGCCGTCGCATGCCTGTCCACGGGCGATCTGGCGGACGCCGCGTCATGACTGAAAGCGCGGCGCTGACTGACAATAAATACCGGCTCCTGGACATGCTGGAATGCGCCCGGCGGGAATTGGCGATCCGCAAGTCCGCTTATCCGCGATGGGTCGCCGGCGGCCGCATGGCGGCGACCACGGCGGAACGCGAAATCCTGCTGATGGGGGCGATTGTCGATCACTTAGAGGCGGAGCTAACCCGTGGGTGAATTGCTCAAACGCCTGACGCCGGTGAGCGCCTATCGCGCGCGCAAAACCGGCCTGTGGGATGAGCTTAAAGACCGGGTTGACGGCGCGCTGATCCCCTCGGACCTGGACGCGCTGATGATCTGGCTAGACGTCCATGAGCTAGAGATTCCGGGGCCGTGGGTCGAGGAAGTCCAGGAGCTAATTGACGTCAAGCGCGCGGAGCTTCGCGCGGAGGACATTGGCGAAATCATCCGGGAACGGTTCGATTTTTCGTGAGCGTGTGCGGGGCGCCGGCGCCCCTGCCGCCGGCATGTGTGATGTGAGGACGTGACGTTATGGCTTTGAATCTTCCTGATCGAGGCTCCGGCGAGGACCGGACGCCAATCGTGAAATATGACGCCAGGGCCGGGCGCCTGTTCCGGGTTGACCGGACGCAAGCGGACGGCTCCTGGGAAAGCGAAACGGTCGAGATAACGCCTGTGTTTCAGGCGGTCATGGACCTGGAGCATATAGAGCTTGGCTGGCTCTATTTCCCGACGAACGGCGCCCCTGAAATCGAAGTGGCGCCCTACGGCCAGCCGCTACCGGCCAAGCCAGCCGGCGGCAAGGCGCGGCCAGGGTTCCGGGTGCACATGAAGCTTGGCAAGACGTGCGGCGGCGACATACGCGAGATGGCGGCGAACGCGCAAGTCTCCATCAAGGGTATGGACAAGCTGCACGACGCTTACCTCAAGGACGCGCCGGCGCATCCTGGTCAACTGCCTGTCGTCAAGCTTGGAACGACGGTCGCGGTGGCCAGCCAGGGCAAGGGCGCGGACGGTAAGCCGGTGGTTTCCCAGAATTATGAACCCTGCTGGGAAATTATCGGCTGGGTGCCTCGTCCGGTGGAATTGGTCCTGGGCGGCGGCGTCGCCAACGACGGGACGCACGCTGGAACGACTCAGATGCGGACGACGCAACAGCAATTGCCGGAACCGGAACCGGAGCCGGTCAAGCTGCCGTCGATCACAGATGACTTTTAGTTAGCGTAGGTCGGCCAGGGCCTCGCGTCCTGGTCGGCTTTCTGGAGCTGGCCGGTGGCGATGCCGCAATTTAACGACGAATGGGCCAGCGCGTCAGAATGGGCGGCGATGTATCGCGCCCATGGGCTCCAGGTCGTCCCGGCGCATGATCCGCGCGAGGGCGGCCAGTGGAAACGTCCGTTTGGGGACTGGATCGAATTCCAGGACGCGCTTGCGCCGGAGGCGGTGTTTACGCGCTGGTATGATCCGGCGACGGGTGAGCATCGCCAGCGCAACAACATGGGTCTGGTGACGGGCGCGGCCTCTGGTGGGCTGCTGGTGATCGACCTGGACCGCAAGGACGGGTCAAAGGCGTTCCAGTGGTGGGCGGACCTCCTGGCCGAACATTGCCACGGCCAGGAGCCGCTAACCTGGGTCCAGCGGACGGGCGGCGGCGGGCGGCAACTGCTGTTCCGGGCGCCGGAAGGCTGGGCGCCGCCAACCTTCAAAGCGCCGTCCATGTGTATCGACGTCCGGGGCCAGGGCGGTTTCATCATGGCGCCGCCGTCGCGGCATAGCTCGGGCAACGGTTATGATTGGGAGCCGGGGCGGGCGCCGTGGTCGGCTGATCTGGCGGACGCGCCGGAGTGGCTGATTGAAGCGGTCGAGGACTTGCGCCTGGAGCATGGTGGCGGCGCAAGCCAGCCTGCCGGCGACCGCGAAAAGTCCGCTAGACCGGAAGCTGTAACAAACGCTTTCGGGCTCCAGGTCGATGATCGGGAACACAAGCTCCAGGTGGCGGTATGGGGGGCGATTGTTGACCTCTACCGGGAAAGCCCAATTCCGCCGGTCGAGGCGGTCCAGGAGGCGGAAATCGCCCGGCTCTGGACGCAATATGAGGTGACGACGAAAAGCCGGCTGGCGGCGGTCGAGGGCCTGACGAACGGCGACCTCCTGGAGCGCGAGGGTCGCGGGCTCTCTGAGCTTCGGCGCAAGTGGGCCTATGCCATGCGGCGTTGGGATACCAAGGTCCGCGAGGCGGCGGGCGTCGCCAAGCCGGCCAGGGCGAACGGCGCGACGGGGCCGATGGAAACGCCGGCGCCTGACGGTGACGGCGAGGATGAGCCGGCGGCTGCGGATGATCCGCCGGTAATCGACGCGGCGAGCTTCGTAGGCGATCCGCCGGCGCGCGGCTGGCTGGTCGAGGACTGGATCGTGGAGGGCGTGGTGAATTCCCTCTATGGGCCGGGCGGGACCGGTAAATCGCTGCTCGCGCAACAGCTTGCTTATGCCTCAATCACGGGAAGCTCCTGGCTCGGCTTGCCAGTGAAGCAAGGCGGCGTCCTGGCGGTGTTCTGCGAGGACGACATAGACGAATTGCATCGGCGGCATGCGTCCATCCGGACGGCGAGCGGGCATGTGATCGGGAACCCCTACGCCGGCGCTATGCTTTGGCCGCGCATCGGCGCCTCCAATATCCTCGTCTCCTGGCACAAGGACGGGCCGGTCCTCGGGACCTTCCACGGGCGGCTGGTCGCCAAGCTGCAAGAGCTAAACCCGGCGCTGTTGATCCTGGACACGATTGCGGACGTGTTCGCCGGCGAGGAACGCGACCGGGCGCAAGTCAACTTCTTCCTCAAGGAAATCCTCGGCGGGCTGATCCTCGGACAAGCCGCGCAAGGCCATAGGCTGACAATCCTGCTGCTCGGTCATCCGTCGATCCAGGGCCGGCAAACCGGCGGCTCCGGGTTCTCCGGATCGACGGCCTGGGAGAACGGGGTGCGGTCCCGGCTGTACCTCACTAAGCCGGAAACCGGGGGCCAGGATGAACGACTGCTGACGCGGGGAAAGGCCAACTATGCCGCCTCTGGCGAGGAAACCGGGCTGAAACTGATCTGGGATAACGGGGCGTTCAACGCCGGCGGAACGGTGGATGAGCGGGCGTTGACGCAAGCCAAGCGGCGGGTGGTCGAACGGGTCGAGTGGGCGTGGAAAACCGGCGCTCCGTATATGGAGCGGCGAGGTCACAACCGGAACCTATACGGGGCGCTCGGCCAGGAGCTAGGGCGCGAGGGGTTCGCGCGTCCGGTGGTGCTGGAGGCGATCAGTGAAGCGGTCGAGGACGGCACAATCCGGCTCTCGATGAACAACACAAAACGCGGCTGGAGGACGGCCAATGACTAGGTCTAAAGCCAGAACAAACGTGCGCCTTCGCGAACGCCTTAGCGGAAGGCGTTCAAAAATAAGCGGCGGAATTCATTCGCAGAATTGGGGTCAACGCCTTGAACGTAAGGCGCAAAGGCGACGACGGCCAATTATCGAGGAATTACAGAGGACTTACGCTTTGTTTCCTGCGCGCGCTCGCGCGGGATTTTGTAACCCCTTTCTTACGAAAGGGGGTTCCAAAATATACGCACACATGCGCGCGCGCTCCGGGGTTCAAGCCATGCTGTCCGGCGACGTCAAAGGCGTCATAGGCGTCGCGGCGGCTGGCGCCGCCTTTGCCGCCTTCTCCGCCGCCGGGGAGGTTCTGGCATGACGGGGAAGCTGGAAACGCTTGCCGCCTGGCGAGTGAATGGCGGGTCGAGCCGGCGGAGTTATTGGAACCTCGTGACGGCGACGCGGCGACTAGAGCGACGCTTGCACAACAGCATGGCCCATACGCCGCGACCGCGGGCGGCGGACTTGGCGCGGTGGCGGGCGATGCAAGCGGACCTGGACGCCAAGCGGGAAGCGATTGTGCAATTAGACCTGGAGCTTGGCCACAATGCCTAGTCCTGAGGATTGCGGCCTGCTGGCCGGTCTGCTGGAGGCGGTCGAGGGCGCCAGGGCGGAAGCCTATCGGGAGTGGGGCGCCTATCGGCTCGAACGGCTGGCCGGGCTGCACAACCTGGATTTGCTGGCCAGATTCCGGCGCCAGCAAATGTCCTGGGCCTCGGCGCTCCAGACGGCTTTCCAGGCGGAGGTTGTTCCGGCCGATTTGCTGGCGACGGTCCAGGCCAAGGCGGCGGCGATGCAACGCGGCTGGACGGCGCTCGCGGCCTGGGCGGCGGAGGCTGGCCATAGGCCGGCGGCGCCGTGGGTGTGGGAAACCATGCTGGCGGACGGCTCCATCGTGGCGCTCGTCCAGGACGACGCCGGCGCCGCCAAGGTGATTGCGGACGGGCGGGACGTGTCGGTCTGGACGGTGCGGGAGGTCGCCAACCTGATCGACGCGGCGACCGACGCGCTCAAGCTGGAGCGGACGCATATGCCGGGGGCGAAGTTCAAGGCGGCGGACGTTGGCAATCCGCTCGGGGCGCCGGAGTGGTCGGACGCCGGCGACGCGATCCCGTTTGGAGAGGCGCAAGCATGACGATGATATGGACCTGTGAAAGCGTGGCCACGCTCAAGGACGGCTGGCGGCGTGGCCTCGATGCGCCGGAGCTGGCGCGCATGCTCGGGACAAGCCGGGCGGCGATCCGGTCCAAGCGGATGCGGCTTGGCCTGCCGTCGCGGACGGAGGCGCAAATCGCGCTGTCGAACCGGGAGCGGGGCTTGGCGGTGTGTCCGCGCTCGCGGTCAAGTCCGGTCGGGATGGCGGACGGCGGGCGGCTGGCGCCGCTGATCGGCTCGGCGCCGCGCCCCTGGCCGTTGCGGGACGTCGGGGAATGCGCGTTCCCGGTCGCCGGCTCGGGGGCGCTGACGCAAAGCTGTTGTCTGCCGGTCGAGCCGGGCGAGGGCTATTGCCGGGGTCATCTGGTGATCTTGCGGAGCGGGGCGGCGATAGGGGCTTGACGGGATTTGCGAGCGCGTTTTTGAGGGCTGGCGGAATAGCTCCAGGAGCGCCGCACATGGCCAGCACTCGTCCGCCTCGTGATCCGATTATTCAGGACAAGCCCGGCCTTGCCGGCGGTTCGGTCAAGGACGCTTCGGCGGGGCGGGTGAAGTCCGCCGGGGCCGCCGGGCCAAGGTTCACAACGCCAAGGGACGCAACGGCGAGCTTCCCGATTCCGGATAGTCCTTACGGCAAGGATTAGGCGCGGTGGCGGCGGTGGAAAAAACGCCGGCCAGGCGGGCGCCGCCAACGCGGTATTCCCCTGAGGTTGGCGCGGCGATCTGCGAAGCAATCGCGACGACGCCTCGGGGGCTGGATTACCTGTGTGCGGCGCGCGCCGGGTTCCCCAATCCTCGGACAGTGACGGAGTGGCTGGGGGCGCACCCGGAGTTCCGCAAGGCGTACGAGATTGCCAAGGATCGACAAGCGGACCTGTTGTTTTTCGAGTGTCTGGAGATTGCCGACGACGCCAAGCGGGACACCAAAATCGTCATGCGGGGGGATGAGCCGGTCGAGGTCATGGATTTTGAGTGGGTGGCGCGGTCCAAGCTGCGGGTGGAAACCCGGCTCAAGATGGCGGGCAAGCTGGCGCCCAAGAAGTACGGCGAAAAGCTCGATCTGACGGGGACGCTTGGGTTCACCCGTCACGAGGACGCGCTAGAACAATTGCGGTGACGGATGCCGGCGCCGCTGCTGCTGGATGAGGAAACGAGGGGCGTCCTCCAGCATTTGAAGGATGATCTGCCGCACTACGCCAGCCGGTGTCTCAAGATCAGGGCGAAGTCCGGCGAGTTGGTGAACCTGCGGTTCAACGGGGTTCAAGACTACGTCCACGCCAAGCTAGAGGATCAACGGCGCCGGCGCGGGCGGGTCCGTGCGTTGGTGCTGAAAGCCCGTCAGGAAGGCGTATCAACTTATATCGGCGCGCGGTTCTATCATCGGGCGACGTTCCACAAAGGGACGGCGGTCTACATTCTGACGCATGAGCAAGACGCGACGGACAACCTGTTTGGAATGGTTGACCGGTTCCATCGGCATGTCCCGGCGCTGGTCAAGCCTGAGACGGGCGCCGCTAACGCCAAGACGCTGTATTTCCCGCGTCTCGATAGCGGCTATTCGGTCGGGACGGCAGGGTCAAAGGCGGTCGGGCGGTCAAAGACGGTGCAGCTTTTCCACGGCTCGGAAGTCGCCCACTGGCCGAATGCAAAGGATCACGTCGCCGGGGTCCTCCAGACGGTTCCGGATATGGAGGGAACGGAGGTCGTGTTGGAAAGCACGGCGGCGGGGATCGGGGGCGAGTTTCATACGCGGTGGCAACAAGCATCCGCCGGCGACGGCGATTATGAAGCGGTGTTCTGTCCGTGGTTCTGGGATAGCTCGTATCAGCGGCCGCCGCCGCTCGGGTTCGAGGTCAACGACGAGGAGGAGGATTACGGGCGGCTCTATGGGCTGAGCCTGCCGCAACTCGTCTGGCGGCGGGCCAAGTTGGCGGAGCTGGGCGATCCGGCGCTGTTCCGACAAGAGTATCCAGCCAATGCCGCCGAGTCGTTCCAGGCGACCGGGCATGACAGTTTCATCCCCTCAAGCCTCGTCCTGGCGGCGCGCAAGCGGACCTGTGAAGCGTTCGGCTCGCTGGTCCTGGGTGTCGATCCGGCGAGGTTCGGAGATGACGGGACGGCGATTTGCTGGCGCCAGGGCCGGCGGGTCCTCAAGGTCGAGCGGCGTTACAAACTGGATACCGTGGCCGGCGCCAATTGGGTGCGGTCGATCATAGATGCGGACAACCCGGCCAAGGTGTTTATCGACGTCGGCGGCCAGGGCGCCGGCGTGGTCGATCTGCTGCACGATTGGGGTGCGCCATACGAAAAGCTCTGCGATGGGGTCAACTTCGGGTCGGCGCCTCAGGACCCGATTAGGACGGGTGCACGGGGCGAGACAATTCCAGGGCCGCGCAACCGGCGGGCGGAAATGTGGATGCGCTCGCGGGACTGGCTGGCGGATGAGGGTGGCGCGGATATTCCGGATAGCGACGCGCTGCACGCTGACGCTATCGGCGCCGGCTATAAGTACGATGCGCGGCAATTCGTAGTCCTGGAAAGCAAGGAAGATATGCGCAAGCGCGGGCTGGCCAGCCCGGACGGTTGGGACTCGGTGGCGTTGACGTTTGCGGCGCCAGTGAGGACGCAAGAGAACGACGCCAGCGGGGGCCGCTGGCGTCGCAAGGTCCGGTCGTTGTGGGGCGCGTAGCCTAGCGGGTGGGGGTGTCCTTGAGCTTGGTTTCCAACGCCTGGAGCGCGGTGAGCAAGGTTGGCGCGTTGGCGGTGGCGATGGCGCGCATGCTGGCTTCGTTGATCGGGCGCATTTGCGAGATGCTGACGTCTCCGCCAAGGGCGGCGATGCCGGCGTCCCGGCGTCCTCTCACTTCGGGATGGTGGCTTAGGGGCATGGCTTCAACGTGGGTGTTGCGGTCGGTGGCGGTCATGGTGATGGCGTCGAGCGGATAGGTGCGCAAGAGGCGGCGGACAATGACTTGCGCGGGATCGGCCAGCGGCTTTTTCATGCGCCCCTCCGGCGGGTCTTAGGCGGGTTCATGAGGGTGGCGAGGCCAGCCGGTCCAGGCGAGCCGGCGGCGGGCTTCTCGTCCTCCAGGAGCGGAACAACCTGATCCGCCGGCGGCGGCTCGGACGGGCGCCAGGATTGCTTGCGCCCCTTGAGTTTCAGCATGAGTTCCACGGCGACCTGAGCGGGGCCAGGGATCGGGGCAACGACGCCGGTTTCCCAGCGGCGGACGGTCTGGCCGGGATCGCGTCCCTCCAGGCGAAGGGCGCGGCCAAGGTCGGCGGCGGTGAGGTCGAGCGCCTTACGGGCGGCGATCAGGTCGGCGGGGGTCATTTCTTGCCGCTCCAAAGGTCAAATGGGATGGGCTGGGTATGGCGGGCGATTTCGTCAGGATCGGCCAGCCGGATAAGGTCGTCGCGGTGGAGCTTAACCCGGCTCGTCCAGGTCTTGGAACGGTCGCGCCATTTGAGGACAAGGACGCGGCGTTCGTCGCGGCCATAAACGACGCCAAGCTGCGTCCCACGGGCGCCAAACCGGACAAGGACGCCGGCGCCGCGCTTGAGGGTGTCAAAATCTGTCATGCGGTGAATTCCTGGGCTGTTGCACGCTGAAAGCCCGGCGACCTTGCGGCT